AAGAGATTATGTACACCCTTTGAAAATAATGCAATCTCTTTTTCCATATTAGTCGTTTATTAATCGGCTATTCCATAATGCCATGTCTGCTAAGTATTGATTGTAAAGCGTTAAGTTTTCCGGCGCGTAGCTTTTAGCCTTAGGTGATAATTGTATAATTTCATTTTCTGCTGACATACCATAAACTAATATATCTTGGAACCGTACAGGAAACACAGGCTCACTACTTATAAGTAATGTATCAGGATATCGTACATAATCCATAGAATATGATGTATCTACAGGTATACCTGTAAAGTATATCTTTCCATCTGTTATATCTAAATAACAATATCCAGTATTACCAAGATATTTGTGTCTATCTGAATAGTTTACAATAAAATAAGGTGCTTTATTTGAACCAATATAAATTACTTTTGGTGATTGATTTGAATTAATAATCGCAGCATTATTAGTCCATGTAAAATTTTCATAAAAATAATTGAAATCTTCTGGTACATAAATAAAGTAACCATCTACTCCTGAACCAGATAATGTACCTGTTCGTGACTTTTTCAAGAACTCCCAAGGTCTATCATTACAGATGCGTTGATAAATACGATTTAACACTAATAACTCTTCTGACGTAGAGAGTTCTGTTATGTCATTAACCTGTAATTCAAATTTTACAATTATATCTGATGCAGCCATGATTTTATTTATTAAGTGTTAATATGCACAACCCAAACCCCTGAAGGGTCTGAATGTGAATACTAAAGTATTACGCTACCAAGATTTTAACTTGTAGGAATTTTTTAGCACCATCTGCGAAAGTTTTGATACCAGCTAGGTATGAACTGAAGATGTTGTTTCCACGTCGGTCTGGAGTCTGTCGTACATCAACTTCTTTCATGTCCTGTACAACCAAGTCAATAGCTCCTTTCTTTCCAAAGTATGCTAACAAAGTGTTAGTTGCCCATGAGAAGTTAGCTGCTGTTTCTGCCAAATCTAGTCGTCCTAGTCCAACTGAATTAATAGTCATAACAGTTGCTGAAGTAGCTACCGCTGTGATATGAGACAAGATTTCTAGGTCTGCAACTGCAGTGATAGCAACACCCTGTGCAGTAGTAACTGTAGGTGCGTTGATAAGAGCAGTAAGGTTAGTAATTGATGCAGCAGCGTTAGCTCCGATCAATACGTTTCCTGGTGTAGCTCCAAGAGTTGTTTTCATTGTGAATACTACCCCGTGAACTGTAACTGTATCTGCGTCTGAGAAAGTACCTGTTGAAACCAAAGTTGCTGTAGCAGGTAGGTTTTCTGAAATGTACATTTGTGCTGATCCTACATCTCCAACATAACCATTCTTGAATGTTGCTCCTGCAATATCAATGTTTTTAGAAATGATGAATTGTGAAATATCAGAAGCTGCGTATGAATCTACAACCAAAGCCATGTTAGTCATAACTTCTTGGTTATTTTTTCGGCGTAGTTTAGCTCCTAAACGAGTTGTCATTTGTGGAACTGTAGTTGAAGACAATGTGATTGCTGTTCCTGATGATGATCCAGTTGTAAGGTCTCCGTTATCAAATGAGAATGAAGCGTTTACGATTTCTCCGAATACTCGTCCATCAAGGTCAATAGCCAATTTGCGAGCAATTTCTTTTCCAGCAAACTGCATAGCTTTAAGTGGTCCTGTTTGTGTAACTTCTCCATCAGAAAGATAGAAAGCTGCTTCTTTTTCAAGGTTAATTGTCAAAGCTTCAGCTGTATCTGTGATTGAGTCAATAGTTGATGCTGAACCACGTGTTACTGAACGTACTTGTACTCCAGAGATGTCCATAGCTACTCGTGTAACTGAACCTCCGTAAGTTAGCATAGGTTCAAGTCGCATGTTAGCGATATCCTTTGCTACTAATGTTTTTTGGAAAATTTCCTGGTAACTATTATCAAAAGCTACTTTATAGTCGGTCAATGCCATATAATTTATAATTTTTTTAATCTAATCCCCATTCATAGAAATTAGAAACCTCTTTTTAGCATTTGGTCGTTGTACTGGGCTTTCTTTTTAGGGTCTGCCATTACTTCATTAAAGTAATTTATATCTTTCTCCGCTTTTGCAAAATCAAGTGGTTCTGGGTCTTTTCCGCCCCCCGGTTGTGTTGTTTCTATAGTACGCTTACCAGTCAAAGCATTACCATATGTCTCTTCAAGTAATTGAGAAACTGTTTTATTCTTATTCTGTGGTAAAGTTGCAAGAGTTTTAATTACATCAGGATTAGCTATTGCCTGAAATTCAGGTCCACGTTCTAATGCTGTATTGTATTGCTTATTAAAAGCTTCATTAAATTTATCTGCTTTTTCTTTAGCACTTTCTTTAGAAGCATACTTTGCATCTAAATCATTTTCAATAGTTGATTTCAATTCATTCATGAATTCTCTATCAATATTGTATTTATCAGCGATAGCATCTACGCCAGTTACTTGCTCATATTGAGTAGCTTCCTGATATTGCATAGAATCTCTTAGTGCTTTTAGTTCTTTTTCAGCAGCGATAAGTGCTTTTTTTTGAGCTACGAACGCATACTCTGGAACTGTTTTTTCTGAAGCGTGTTCTTCACTTTCTTCATTATAAATTTCTTCACTAAGTTCACCAATTGTTTGTTGTGTTTCCTCTACGGTTTCTTCCGCTTGGTCAATTACCTCTGACTCTGGAGCATTGTTTTGGATTTCATCCATAATTTTAACATTTTTACAAAGTTGCTCTTTGGAGTTTTTTACTGTCGCTCAAACAGAAAAGATTTAGTGTCCCCCGACACCCCATTAATAAGTATTATAGCACAAATGCACACATTTACATAATGTAGTGCGTGCTAATATCTACAACCGAATGGGGGTTAGTCGTAAATATCAGCAAGCACCACACTATGTTGGTACTATTCTGCTTTTTTCAATTCTTCTTCCAATAAACCTTCGTAATATTTCTTATTACTTTCGGCACCTGACAATACTTGAACCATATCTATACTTGTTTTTATTTTAGCGCCAATAGAGATAAATTCCTGCTGGGTTAATTTGTTATGCTTACTAGCAATCTCACCAATTCCATCAAGAATATCTTTTACTAAACTTTTAACCAGTATCTTGCCTCCTTTACTATCGTTCAATGCAGATAATGATGATTGAATATCTAAGTCGTCTTTAATTAATTCTACGTCAATATTCTTTTCCATATTATTCTTTATTAGTTTCTACTAATACTACTTCTTCGTCTATAATATCAGCGCTTTTAATATCATCTAATTCTGGAATCTGTTTTATAATCTCTGCTTTCTCTTTGTCGTACTCTACTAATTGTTCGTCAATTTCTTTTATCTTATTACCGTGTATCTTTGACTTCTCTTTAGATTCTTTATACATCCAAGCCGTAAGTAATTCCTCATCAGTAAGTTTTTTAACAAATTTATGAAAGTGTTCGATGTTGTCCACGATAGCATTTTCATGTTCTACCATTCCTGCATGTTCTTTTCGTGCCTTAGTCAGTATATTAATATGATTATCAATATCATTCATTGAGAATTCTACTACATCACCACGCTTTTCAATAACTCTATCACGTGCTGTTGGTAACTCAATATCTTCTACTTTCTCTATATTAAATTCGATTGGTTTAAATTTGTATTCCATAACTTTTTATAGTTGCGGGGACACTTCCCCATTAGTGTTTATAATATCTTCAGTTTTATTTACATCTTCAACCATTGGTTTTTGCTGACCAGGAATTCCGCGCTGTTGCTGCGCATCCTGTTGTCCTTGCGTAATCATTTCCATTTGCTGTTTAAAGAGTTGATTATTCGCTTGTTTAACCATATTACGAGTAATTATCTCATCAAGAGCTAGTACATAGTTTGAAAGTATTAAGAATTGGTCTTCTGTAATGTCTTCCATGTTGTCTTGCATGTAATCAACGAATCTTTGTTTGTATGCGGTATTGGCAGCTTGGTTTGGTGCAACCTTTTCTCCGTCTAACAGTGCTTCAATATCTCGTTCTGCTTCCGACATTAATTCTGCTGAACCATAATCTGTCGTATCAAGTAGTTGCTTGATTGTGTCTTCTTCAAATCCTGCAATAGATGCTTGTAGTTCATATGCTTTTTGTGGATTTTGAATAGGGTTCGCAGCTTGTGCATTTAAGAAAGCAATCTTTGTTCTCTTTTCTGTTTCTGATAGTGCTGTCTCTGCATTACTTGATTCAACCATTGTTCCAAACTCATCATCTTTACGGAATATATCACGTCTTGATACTTCTACTATCTCTACTCCATCAGGTCCAAGAATATCTACTGCTACTTTTTTAATCAAGTGTTCTCGAACACCTAATTCATATAGCTTAGCGAATCGTTTATAACCAAATGAGTATGACTTATTAAGGAATCCGAATCTATCTGCTGCATTAGCTTGGTTACCTTCATAAATACCTACCTTATCTTCATCTGATACTCCTTTAGCACCTGCTGTAACTCCTGATGTTTTCTCTTGAATACCATCTAAGATATTGTAAACTTCGATAGGTGTATTAATACTTGGTACAGTTAGTTGTTGTACTGCTTTATTTAAGTCTATATCTTTATTTACTTTAATGTACCCATCTCTACGGTATTTAAGTTCTGCTAGGTTAGGAACTGCCATTACGTTTACCAACTTCTGTGGTTTGTTTACCTGTTCTGCGTTGTCTAGCATCTGATTGATAGATATAGCTTGAGCCATAAATATTTCACGAACGTAATCACAGTATGATGGTGTCCAAAATTCAGTTAAGTCTGGGAACGCTGCCCAAGTCCAGAAAGGGAACATGTTAGATTCAAATAGTTCTTTCAAAGGTTCTACTCGAATTGCTGTACCTCCTGATTCTGTCATTAATAAATAGTATCGTGTACCCTCAAAAGTTGTATACCACTCCCAAAACTTATATTTGTCTGGGTTAGCAATTTCTTTTTGTTGTGTCCAAACATTTGTGTCCCAAGTACGGTTTTGTTTATTAACATCTTCTTGGTTCATTTCTGTGATGTTACCTGAACCTTCAATCAATCGTGTTGTTTCTGTTCGTAAGTAAATACCATCTTTAACACCTTTCTTTAAATCTGATTTTGTCTTTACTACTCCATATCGTCCCATGTAAAATGCTTTTTCAATATCAATTCCACCTGCTGATGGGTCAATAAGATAATCATACACATCTACATTCTCTAGGTTAGCTCTATATCCGTTAACTGAATCGGCTGTATAAGAATAGATTGCACGTCCATAAATCAATGCTTGTTTCTTTCCTGTAATATCTTTAATATCCCAATCATCTTTATCTTGATCTATTGTTCGTAAAGCGTTAAGTAATTTAACACGCTTAAGTTGTGATTCTTTTCGCTTTATGAATTTAAACACTAAAGGATTATCTATTTTAGACAGAAGTGTGTGTACAAAGGAAGACATTTGACCCAAATCTACATTTGCTCTAGCCATTTCTGTATTTACTTTTCGTGAGTAATAAAGGTCTTCATTAGTCCTCCAGTTTTTTGTCTTACCTTGTTTGTAAGTACGTGCAAAATCAAGTTCTTGTAGAGCTTGAGCGATAATTCTTTGTCTTGTTTCAAAATTAATTGCCATTGTTGAGTCCCCACTCAAGTATTATTCTGTTAATGTTGGTATTATACCATACTTAGTAAATAAATTACAAGCCTATGCTCGGATATAAAGGTTTTTCTTCTTCAAATATATTATTGATATCAATTTCAAATGGTTTATAGGCTATTTGTTCTGCATATTGGAATGAGTCGAGTACATCATCGTGCATACCACGAGGGAAAACTCTCATTTCTTCTTCAAGAGAACTACAATCACCTACAAAGAACACTGATTTGCTTTCCATAAGTGGTATCAAACCTCTAATTCTTGTTTCTTTCTTTATACCACCATGCTTTAATGCTGTGATAGACATAAACTTATTACGCTTTCTCATTTCTTCCTCAAGGAATGGTTTAACTGCTAATAAATAAACAGTTTCTTCTACACCAAGTACCTCTGGTTTATATGTATCCCATAAGTAAAACATATGCTCAATCAATTCCATTGGATTAATCTTTAATTTGTATGCTGTTACATAACGTTTACCTTCACTTGATACTCTGTTAATAGTAACACCAGTAAAATCTGCTGATTCTTTCTGTGATACAGCTGTATCTATTGCAATGAAAGTTAGCGTGTTTAGATGTCTGTAATCATCCTCTGTTGCTGTTTGAAACCAATCCTTCTTAAATTCTGCAAGTGTCTCGTCTACTGGTTGATTCATCATTTCATAACTGAAAACATAAGAACCTAATTGTCGTTGTTTATCTTCAATAGATACTTTGCCAGTTTCTTCTGCTTCAATATCAGTCATTGCATATTTAGCTGACCAAGCTGGCTCGTTATCAATAACTACTGGAATGTTTCTTACTCTGATTCCATTATCTATTTTAGCTCGGTTAAAGATATGTTGGATATTTCCATATTCAGTAATGTAGTTACCAAGATATAACATGAATCCGTTAGGTGACATACCAGCCATTGCTTCACTAATATGGTCCGCTACTTGTTTAGTGTAAGCCTGACTATCCTTAGTCTTGTTAGTTTCTATATCATCAAGGATTAAACAATCCGGTCGTTGATTTAAGTGAAGTCGTCCACGTACTGATTCCTGTGTACTATGTGCTTCAACACGAACACCGTTCTCACAAACGAAGTTATTTATTCTGTTTTGTTTAATGTCATTAATTCCTCTTGTCTTACTGAAAAGAATACCGAAATCTGATTGTAGTCGTTTGTTGTTAGTCATCTCATAGGCTACGTCAAACAAAATACGCTCTGCGTTCTCTTTGTCAAATGAATCTAAGTTAATATACTTTCTTTTACTTGTAGCAATGAGCCATACAACAAATAGTTTAGCGATTGATGTTTTACCTGATTCACGAAACGCTATCCATGCTACCTCACGAATCTTATTATCAACCAAATCGTGGCAATCATTAAAAAACTCATAGTGATATGGTGCAAGGGAGTATTTAAAATAATCATTGAAATAGTATACAGCAAAAAGCCCAAATGATTGCGTTGCTAGGAATATTCTTTCTTCCTTTGTTCCGTCTATCATTTTTTGGAGGGCTGCTTTTGTCATATTATTTAAGTAGGTTTAATAGTGCTTCCTTCTGCTCATCTGTTAATCCATCGTTTACTGTTACATCAGCGTCGAGATTGATGATTTGTTCTGCTTTACCATCAGTTCTATCAAGTATCATATCAACAGCCTTTAGGTCTCCTTCCTTAGCTTTTGCAATAACTTTTTTAACAATTAGAATATCATCTGACTCTGCTTCACCTTCTGCTATCTTAGTAACAGCTTCTTTAAATAAAGTAGTGAAGTGTCTAGCTCCTTTAGGTTTACCATTAGCATTGCCTTTCCATTCTGATCCTGCCTTGAATCTACTTGGATATTTATCTTCCAGTTTTGTTTCAGTATTTTCTGACATATACACCATTATACAAAAGAACCTGCAATTACGCAAGTTCTTTTTGTTTATTTCTTCTTACCTTTTGATTTACTAACACGTGCTTCTGATAATGTTTTGATGTGCCTATGGGGAATGAAAAAGAGTATTTTTTAACCAGTCAAGCAAGGTCCTAGGAAACACACTACTTCTTTTTCGTAGACTGGATCGTTACTTTCCCCCATAGACACACTAATTTATTTTGATGTGCTGCATTCAGGCAATAATTGGTTCATATCTCTCCTACGCAATAGTACCAGTAGGATTATAGCATCTGATATTCAGGGGATGGTTTGTATTAAGGACATGACCCACCATGATATTCAATCGGCATGACCGCCCGCTGTTTTACTACCTGAATGCAGCACATCAATGTTTACATACAGTACCAGAGTACAGCTCAGCTCCCGATGAAGTGATATATTTAATATCTTAGAGCCGAACTGT